CCCGCCCCACGTGCAAATTGCTTAAAAATTTGATTATGGTTTGGTCGAAAAGACCTATTCTGTTCCTATCCCAGAAGGGGATAGGCGAAGTCTCTATTAATATAATAGATTCTTCCAAGAAAAGAAAAGCTAATTTAGTTAGTATTATTACACTCCGAAGAATGAACCCCTAACCAGGGTGCACGCAGTTCTCATAAGAGAATTGTGTTGGTAGAATGAACTACAATGACAGTTTTTGTTGAGAGATGCCGCTCTCGGTTCAGTAGATTAACAACATTTCAGTTGCAAGTTATAGACATTGAAGTCTTAGAACTGTGGAGATTGATCCGCCAGATAATCGGCTTGCGTCTTTATCAGGGGATATTCGTTCGTTGCCTGGTAGAAAGCATCAACGATTAGGTTAACGTTCTCTACAAAAACACTATTTGGATATTGTGCTAGTTCGCGGCACGCCATTTCGCAGATTTGTTTACACGCACCTACGTCATCGCTGCTTTTGCGAACCCAATTGCAAGATTCCAAAATGGTTGGTAAGGCAAGTGGGGCCCGACAAGTTCCTTCGACCATCCTAAAGCGTCTCTTAAGATAGTCAACTTCACCAATAGTACGCCAGGGTGCTATTGTTCCAGTTGATTTACTTTCATCCGTGTAAATCATGCCAAAACTCGCAAAAGCTTTGGTAACGGTGTTTTGGTTAAACTGTTCGGCAACATTTCCTGTGAAATTGATAACATTATCATCACCATAGCTGACCATGGAAACATTCTCCATAAAGGGCGGCGCTACTCCATCAAAACATCTGTAATATGCAACACGCATAGATACAGAATTATAAAAAGAATTGAGTATCGTCGTCAAAGGATTTCCAGAGGGTTGGCTGTGAGTCAATTGTATAAATTTATTTCCACAAAGATGTACCGAATTGAAAACTTCCAACAAAAGAACTCTCCTTATCGTGGCATTCTCTTCTCCATCGTTATAGAACTTGTTCGCAACATCTGCAAATCGTTCCATTATGCAAGAATTGAGTGTGCCATCAAAAGTTGAGAAATCTCCTGCAAACACGCGCTTACCATATTTCGAAAGTTTGGTTGCTGTTCTCATCCAGTCCGGTCCAAAACAATTTGTTCCAACAGATTGTTCATTGGTGATCTTATTTTCCATTATGTGAGCGATGAAACCCCCATAATACATACGCACCGCAAGAGTGTAATCAATAGGCCCGTGAGCGAACACACGAGTCTTATTCTGATCTACTTTTGCAATCGGTCTCCTTTCGTCCTTCAGGGTATCAGTCCACACAGTTGGAGTTCTTTTGGAATTTCGAGCGTTTTCAATGCGTTCAAGAACAAGTTTCCTCATTCCTTCGTCAAAGATATAATCACCATCTTTCCCAAACCAAGTCGTTTTTCCTTGGAATCCAGGTTTCACGTTGAACACATGTGGATATCCCGCAGAACTTTGTCTATGTATGCCTACAATATACTGGCTATCTGACGATCCAGCAACAGCTTCTTCATAAGTCAAAATTCGAGCAAGATACTTTCGTGTGTCACCAGATAACAAAAGCGATTGCACTTCATTGACTGCACGATCAACTTCAGCCTTTGGAATGTAAGGTGTATTTATAGCACATTTTTCTACATTCTTGTGGAGTATATTAACATGAGCATCATAAAGTTTCGCAGGTTTCGTTATTGGTTCCACGTAACCGTGAATTGGGGATGGACGAATGTCTGTTTTGCCCGGAGCATGTTTTACCATGCTACAGCCTCCTAAGAAGCTGAAAGTGGCGGCGGGCATATCAAGCATTTTGAGAATGTCATCTTGGGAATAGTTAACATTGAACTGTAGTTCTACCTTACTTTTGCAAATATTCGGTAGTTCATCAGCATCAAAATCTATAACCTTGAAATTCTTCATCGCACGCTTGATATCATCTTGCGTCACACTCTGGCCGAACGCAGTGCGACCTCCAATTTCTCCTGCCATGTGAATGCCAGCAATCTTCCTTCTAAAAGAAGTGTCATTTACAATAACGGGGGAACCACAATCACCTTTCGTCGTGTTGAGCGCATAAACCAATGTGTCTCGGGCTTGAACGGTTTCATCTTCGAATTCAAGTGTACGATCTTCTATTTTACAATCGGTGTTACCCAGAATATGTGAATACAACCGGTCTCCAATTCTTCTCAGAGTTGGTACACACACTTGCGCTCTTCGCTCGGCCAATTCTGGCATCTCTTGGAAATGTTTCAAAATATTGGTATGGGCAGGAACATATCGTGGAAATTGTATTAACATAGCATCTTTCTCATCACCATTTCTATATTCTATAAACGAAATTATTAAATCAGCAGTGGGTACAGTAAATTCAGCTCCATATGTATTGGTTATGGTTATATTCTCAACTTGTCTAAGATGTTCGTACAAATGCTTAACCGTAACCATTACGTTATCGATAACAAAAGTGCCAGTGACACTAAAAGTTTTAGTTGATATGACATATTGGTTGGCGAAAATCTTATGCAAAATAAGCTGTTGAGCTGTCATATCCGCAAATGCTTCTTTTGAACCATCTCAGAAACAACAGTTTTGTTCTTCTTTGTAACGGAGTCGCCAGAAACACTGGCTTCCCGACTTATGATACTGTGATATCCAATAAAAGCATTCGTAGGTACATAATCAATCATAATATATCCATTTCCGGTCTGGTACTTATTTTCACATTTTGTCAAGTCAATGTGGAAGGCAAATGTTCGGCCAGGCAGTCCTTTGGGAAGGTCATACAAAATTCCAGGGAACGCATGAACATGCGCTCGTCTCATTCTCTTGATTCCACTCTCCATTATGGGCTTGATTCCTTCTTCGGTCGTAAAATGAGTTGCAGTGGTCACTTGTGTAGGCTCATAAACCAAATCAGGATTGATAGCATACATGTGCCCTTGTCGCGCACGTATTCTCTCCCCGACTGGGTCGTTCTCCAATCTATTCTTAGAATCCTCGGTAGTAATAACAGCAAATTCTTCGTCGCTGTACTGTCCTAATTTCTCACGAATAGTTTGGTAGGATACCCAGCCATCTTCCGTTTTAGCCTTTTGCCTAAGAAACATAACTAATTTCTTGCCTGGACTTGGTGCCCATATCTCAGATTGAATTAGTCGCTTCTTGTTGGTCTTAGAATCTCCAGAAACAGAAGCCTCAGTAACAATTGTTTTGTGTTTTCGAGTCTTTGCATCTCCAGACACACTAGCTTCAGTGACAATCCGTTTGGCATTTCGAGTTTTGGAATCTCCTGACACTCCAGCTTCCGTTCGAATTTTCTTATTATTCCGAGTCCTAGAATCGCCTGAAACGCTAGCTTCTTTGACCATTTTGGTTGTATCATCCTCATCATTCTTGAAAAGTTTGTACACACCAAAGCCAGCTATCAAAACTCCAATAGAAACCAGTACATTTTTAATCGTCAGGAATTTGGATGCTTTCTCACGGAAGGTTTTCAACATCGTTTTAACACTTGGAATGGTTCGAACATCCACTTCAACAATCTCTTGGTCGAATGGTAAGCTGTAAAATACATCGTCATCACCTACACTATAATTGACTTGGATCTGTCTCTCTGCTTTGACTAGCAACGCCTTGGTAAATCGAGATTTTATTTTATCAAATCTATTTTGATCAATACGATCCGAAAGATTCTCATTAAATGTCATCGATATATCAAAACTAGCTCCTGC